GACGTGCCGTCGATGTAGAAGCCCTTGCCGCTCGCCAGGTTGACGTGCTCGCTGGAGGTCCAGGCGTCAGTGGCATCAACCCAGTTGAACGTCTTATCGGTAGCGCCCTTCAGCGTGATGCCACCGCCATCGGCGCCAGCGTCTGTAGGTGTAGCAACGTCCCCGAGGACGATGTTCTTGTCATCAACCGTCAGCGTGGTGCTGTTGATGGTGGTCGTCGTGCCATTGACCACCAGATCGCCGCCGACCGTCAGGTTGTTGGAGAACGCGGTGTTGCCGCTTAGCGTGGCGCCACTGAAATCACAGGTGCCAGTGAAGGTCTTGTTGCCTGAGATCGTTTGCGTGGTATCCAGCGTGGTGTAAGCGCCGGTGCCACCGATCGCCACGATGGAGGTGGCGGAACCGCCGGCGCCACCGGTGCCGACCCCGATGAACAGCTTGGAACTCTGCTCGGAGTAAGCCAGCTCGGCATTGGCCAGCGTGCTCGGGGCGGCTGTTGCGGTGGAGCGCTTAATTCGAATGACGTTAGCCATGGTCAGAAGGCGCCCCCATCGGTGAGCGTGAGTATGGTTGTTAGATCGTCAACCTTAAACTTAGCTGCGGTTGCGTCATACACAACCACGCTGCCATTGACGCGGTTGGCAGCATCAACGTCGGTCAGGCCGACGAAAGTCATGCTGCCACCTCCTGCGCCAGGCGGCCCTTGCGGACCAGGTGTAATAAGGTTAACTGTCGCAACATCAGTGTTCTCGTCAACTACAACGGTAACCTGATTCTGGATTTCGACGACACTGGTCATTCTGTGTATCCCTCAGACACATTGATGACTCCTTCAAGGTAATACTCTTTCTGTCCGCTGGGATTTGTCAGTAACACGTCATAGTAAGCTTCGCTTGGAAGTATTGTTGTTTGCGCGTCTGACAATGATAAGGTAACAATTCCCGTTGCACGACTTGTGTATTCTACGCTAAAATCTGCAAACTTAATTGTGCGCTCGTAATTCCATGCTTGGCTAGCAACAGTCCAGCTGGTAAGGTTAACAGCCGCACCCGTGCTGTCTTTGAATTGCAGCACAAGGCTAAAATCTGCCCGACGCTGCAAAGTAGGGTTGTAGACGCCTGGCTTGATGGCCATGTCACTCCTCCTCGCTTAAACGTTAGTCATTCAGACTTTCTCAAGTGTTATCACATAAAATACTCCGTCTTGATGGGGATACACTTCTTTTGTTTTGTAGCTAATGCCATCATGAATGACTGATGTTCCAAACTTTACGCCTTCGGCTAACGAAGCGGGAACCGTTATTGAGTAATCCATCATCATCACAGTATCGCCAATAATCATTTGACCTGGGCTATCAAGAATACCCTTGCCGCGCTTGCTGCCAATTATTACTGTCTCGCCAAAATCAGCAAGATACAAGTTCGGATCTTCTTTAATCATCTAAATAAAAAGCCCGGTGGTCAACCGGGCTTGCCTCCACTCTGCAGTTAAGTCTATTGATACTTCTTGAGGCCGATGTAATCGCAGGAAACGCTTGATGAGCCAGTGCCAGCGTCAGATACTACGCTAAACCGCAAAAAGTTCTTGGTGTTATCCTTGGGGATTACCAAGGTTTGCGAACCCGCAGCATTGGCGATCTGCGTAAATGCCCCATTGGCGACTGCAGTATAACTTCCGCCAACGGTGTCGCTTTCTTCAATGCGGAAATCGAAGGTCGCGCCGCTACCGGCAGCTGTGTAATTCAGGCGAAACACAAGGTCGCCGTCGAAGCCTGCAAAATTGACGCCGGTTTCGTCGCCATTAGCGGTGATAGTTTTGATCGGAGCCGAAAGCATCGACCCAATCTCAAGTTTTTCTAGATTGCGTTGCTGAATAGCCATTGATCAATCCTCCTTTGGTTTGGTTGCTTGAGCGCGGCGCGCAGCCGGCGCAGACTGTGGTTTTTCTTCAATTACAACCGGCGCAGGTGGCGCCATTGTTGCTTTGCCGGTATCAATAAGATAACGAGCGGTTGTGGCATCAACATCCACAACATCACCAATTTTGCGGGGCTCGCCATGTACATACACGGCGGCCCCCATCGTTACTTGTGCCATTAGCTGGCCAGGGCAAAGGATTCAGCGCGGCGTACCGCAACATCAAAGTCTTGATGCACGGTAAGGATTACTTGACCCTTGGCGCTCTGGGTGTAGGGATCGACGGTTACGTCAAGGCCACTCCAGAACCCAACCACGGCATCAGCCCAGTTACCAAAGAAAACATCATTGGTCTGAACTTGGTTGCTAACAGCTACGGGGTAGCCGGCAATCGTGCCGTCATCAGCAAAGATGTAATCCGAGCCGGCAGCAGAAGCGCGGAGGGTCACGCGACAGCCGCCACGGGTGACGCTGTTCATCACATACCGCAGATTGCCAACATCAAGGTTGTTGGCGGCAATTGCGGTTTCAAGGCCTACATAATCAGCCCAATCGCCTGAATCATGCGTTCCGCCGCCAAGGCCTGCGGGGTAAGCCTGGCTGGCGCCACCAGCAAGCGTTACAGAGCCAAGGCCGGTGGTATTACGCAGACCAAGCGGTTGCGCAGACCCGCCAGTGCCGTAACCAATGGTGTAGTCCACACCAAGGGCAACTTGCTCCAGCATGTCGCGGCGAACCAAGGCTTCGATGTCAGGCGAAGTTTGGATCATGGCGCGACGGCTGATCGGCACACGAACGCCAATGGTCTTCGGCGTCATGTTCACCAAGCCAAACGCCACGTCACTGGCGGTCACATCAACGTCTTCGCCTACGAAGTAGTAGGTCGAAGCGCCGGTCTGCTTAGGAATTTCAACATTTCCCTGCAGGCCGCTCAGCACAGTAACGCCGCTGCTAACGAACGCCGAGCGGTTGCGGACCAGCTCAATGAAGCTGCCGTCAAGTCGATCGGCGCCAACCAGTGCGCCACCTTTGCTGAAATCACCCACCATCGCAGCCTGTGGGCGAGCGCTAAGCACATCAAACGGAATCAGCACACCATTTGGGCTGCGGCCATGCTTATCAGCAGCGGCCTTTGATGCCTCAAGCTCAAATGCAGCGGCAGATGCAGTGCGGGGGTTGGGATCGGCGAGATACCGCACCACATTCATGAACGAATACTGCTGCACCTCGGCTTGACTCATGCCGATATTGGCGCAACCGGCATCGGCAATGCCAGAGGTCGGAGCCGTATTGCGCTTAGCGCCAAGGAATTCCAGGACGGCAGCGCGGGCATCAGAGACCTCAGAGCCGTTATCAATCAGCTCGTCGGTCATCGATTCAGGTAGGGAATGGGCCTTTGCAAGCCCACGGATGGCGGCAACGCGCTCGCGCTCAGCAAGCGCAGCAGCCGCCTTGAGATCGGTTTCTGCGGTCATCGAAAGCGGGGCGGTTGGTTGTCCGCCGAGAGAAAGATTTTCACTAGAAAGGCTATTCATGGTTGGAAGTTCAATTACAGCGTTCGGAGTGCCGGAAATCTCCAGCTCTTCAGGTTTGGTTTCAGGTGGATCGGTTGGATCAGTGATCTCAACCGATACTTCAACGCTTGAGCTGACTTTTGGAGTTGCCTCTCCCAGCATTGCCTTCAGATCATCAGGCATGTGCTGGAATCGACCTTGCGGGATCGGCGCAAGCGCCATTACCTGCATTTCAGGTGCCGTGTCAGTGGCAAACCCAAGTGCCTTCGCTTCGTTGCCATAAATCCAGCGTTCTTCCTTTAGGTAAGGTCGAACCTGCTCGGCATTCATACCCGTTGCGGCTGCATAGGTTCGCAGATACGCTTCGGTGACGCCATCGAGCATGTCAGCTGACTTGCGATGCGTGTCAGCATCGCCAACGGTCATGCTCCAAGCATTATGAACCATCAGCGCACCGTTTTCAGGCACAATGCGCTTGTTGCCAGCCATTGCAATGACGCTGCCGGCTGATGCAGCAACACCCAGCACATTCGTGGTGACGGGCGCATCATGCGCTGCAAGCATCTGATAAATCGCCAGTCCAGCAAGTGCATCGCCGCCATAACTGAAGATGTTCACCGTCACCGGCACGCCTTTGGCGGCAGCTAACGCGGCATCTACCTCGTCAACGGTTACATCCCACCCGATCTCTCCCATCAGGCTGATCGTGGCAGTAGAGCCGTCATCAGGGGCATCTAGCCTCACACCCATCATTGGCGCAGCAACCGGTGCGGCCGACGTATCGGCTGCCGGACTCTGCGCTCGGTTGCGCGTTTCCATCGCTTAAGTGCAATTCAAACTCAAGGCTATTTATTGCTGCTGCAACGGATCGTCTAAAGGCGTCAGCAACCCACGCTGTCTTTTGTATTCGTTTTCAGATGCTATTTGATCAATGGTACGCCTAAACCCTTCTCCGGTGTAATTATTGACCTGATCTGCATGGGTTTCTAGCTGCAGTTCGCGTGCTTTTTCAAAAGCTGCGATGTCCTTGCTGGTGTCTAACAACCCCCAGCTGCGTGCTTGCCAGTGTGGATAGTTGTACCTATCGGGATTTGACCAATACGAATCAAATGTTGGCGATGGCAAAGCACCAAACAGCACAGCAGCGTTCATCCATTCTTCAAACACTCTCTGATGAAACTGTTCAATGATCGAAGTGTGTAACATGCGCCAGTAGTCTCGGTTTTCAAACACGGAGATTCGCAGTGAGGCGTAGCTCCCTTCACTAAAGTCTCCGCTCAATGTTGAGTAGTTAACACCAACTCCAACTGCCTGTGTCCGTAAGTTATCTTTTACGACTTCTTCGTAACTTGTGTCTTCAGGGCCTAGGTTTGGTGCAACTGGCACTTCGCCTGGATTCAGCCTGAACCATTGCCCCGCCTCAGAGTCAACCACTCTTCGATGGTCAATTACGTCATCGCCATCAAGGCCTTCCGGGGTTTGGATCCAGCCCAATTGATTTGCCTGAACACGTTTACGAGTTAAGTGAGCTTTCTGATATTCGCGCAATGCTTGGGCTTGAACAATGGCCGGCGTCAGCAAGGGTTCAAACCGTGTCTGACCTACTCGCTCAGGTATTCCGTAGCAGTGAACTACGTCAGCTGCGTCTACTATCTCATGTAATGCATTGGATGGCCTGCCGCCTAATTCGTAATCACCTGGATGATTAACAAGAAACTTGTAACGTGTTGGACGGCCCCATTGATCATGTTCAATTCCCATGCGCCATTTATGACCTGGGCGATCTGAAGGGCCGGTTGCGTGCTCATCCAACCGATCAGCTTCGATCATTTCCAGCGCAAGTGGCACCCGACTTCCGCCAAACTGGCGGCGTACAAATCGAAAAAATATCTCACCTGATTCGCACCATGCACCTGGGATCTGCAGCTCAAATCCGTGAAAAGAATGCCGACCGCTTACATCACAGGAATTCGCTCTGCACCACCGTTGCCACTCTTCAAGTACCATTCGGTTGCGGCGTTCATCAAGATCGCCACCGCTGGCTGTTTTAATCTGCGGTTGCAATTGAATTCCTCGATGACCAATAACATTTACACGATATGTGCGTTTAATTTCACGGGCGTGGGCATTATCGCGTGCTAGTGCTCTTGCGCCATTGCGCAATGCCGCTAAGTCGCCAATCAATGATGCATCAGCACTAGTGAGTGGCTTGAAAAAATCGGTGGTTAGCCGCGTTGTTTTTGCGGCTTCAAACGCAGCCTTAGGGCGCCCAAGAACTCGATTGCGCAGCCAAGTACGAAGTCCCATGCTTTTTAACTTGGCATGAACCGAACATAAAGCTTATTCGGATCTCCTTTGCCATTTCTCATCCCTTCTCTTCGCTGTTCACGTATTACCTCAGCTTTTAACCGGTCGCGCCATTCGATCAATGTTTCAAGATCAGCTTTACGCACCATTCGTGCGCCATTTGCAGTGCCAGTACCAATTCGATATTCTTGCGCACCGCTTACCAGTGCCCTAATCGCTTCTTCAACTGCAGCTAAATCTTTTTCTGCCTGGCTGCGCAGGTCAACACTTCCTGGGATTCCTGTAAACGCCAGTGTCGGCAACACTTGAAACCGTACTTCACGGTATGTCTGCGGTTGCCCGGCAACAGTTGCTAAAAACTGCGCTAGGTATTCACCTGGCTGCAACCCTGTTGTTACGTTTGCGCTAATCACAAACGTAAAACTACCGTCACCGTTAGCGGTTGCAGTGATCGCTGCACCTGATGAGGCACGAGTACGGAGATATGCCGTAATCGCTGTCGTGCCAGCAGGCGCTTCCGTTTCCGTCCAAGTGACGAAATCACCAGCGCGAAACTCAGATGGGATCGTGGCCATGGTCAAGGTTACTTATTCAGCAGGTTGAATCCAGCCGGCGGCGCGGTTGCTTCCGCTTTAGCGTTACCCTGCTTGATTTTTTGCTGCAGCTGGTCCCAGATCGTGCGCAGGTTATACCGCTTGTAGGCATGGTGCAAGCCTGCATAGGCGTAGACTGCACAGTCCAGCGCCTCCGCTTTGGTGCCTGGTTTACGCACCCATCTAAATTTTGGCTGACCTTGCTGAACGTAACTATGACGGCGTTCTGATACCAACTGCACAAAATACTCTTCCGTAACGTCCGATGGGAAATGCAGTGCTCCGGGGCCTGACTGCTGCTCACGCCGCAATCGTGCCATCAGGCGTGTCTTGATAACATCAGTGCCAACTTGAAACATCTCGACGGCA